GATTGCCGCGCCTGCTGGGACCAGTCGATACCTAACATAGCATATGGCAAACACTAACCCGCTAATCGGGCGGACCTTTCCCTTCTCAAGGGAAAGGATCGAACCCTTATACAAGAACAGAATACAAGCGGACCTCAGGCGTGAACAGATGCGCGCGAACTATAAAAAAAAGCGGCAAGCTTCAAGCAGCGAGCCACAAGCCACAAGCGTCAAGCTTCAAGCAACGAGCGCTTGACAAAAGACTCAGGATATGGGATAACATGATATTAAATAACAGAAAGGATACTTATGACATTAAACTTAGTAAAAGGCGAATTCAGTTCACTGGAAGATGCGCTGCGCGCTCAGGTCAAACTGCTACAGGAGAAAGGCGAAAAGCTGCTGCTCATGGTAGCGAAGCGCGACGAAAAGATCAACGACCTGGAAATCCTGGTGGAAGGCCATCGCGCATCTATCCGGGAATACAAGCACGAGCTGGAGAAGCTACAGGCAGACAAAGAGCTCAACAAAGGCATCATCCACGGGCAGAGCGAAGTCATCGACGACCTCAGGTCCCAGCTGGAGACGCCAATCAACTTCGACGACGACTAATGGACCGGGCCCTTCGGGGCCCGTCTTCAGGATACAGAATCAAGCTACAAGCGACAAGCCTCAAGCTCCAAGCAGCAAGCGTTCTTCCAAAGCATCAAGCCCCAAGCAGCAAGCGTCAAGCTCCAAGCCGCAAGCAGCAAGCTCCTGGATCGCGCTGCCTTCATAAAGTTTAATGACTCTTTGCTCGTGGTGCTCGGCTATGATGAACGTGTTTGTAGGGTGCTTGATATGGAACGCAATTTGGTGTGGTGAGAAGGTTAATTTATTACCTTTAGATACCTTTAATTCAACAGTAAAAAATCCACGTTTTTCAGTGTACCCAACTAGATCAGGAAAGCCAAAACTGGCCCAAGACTCTACTCTTGTCCATGTGATATTAGGTGTTTTCTTCTTGACTTTTTGCCAGAGTTTAGACTCGTTTTTCAGGGTATGCTACTCCACTAAAATCATGAGCCTATACTTCTCATATTTAGGACCAATCAGCTTGTTTTCGATTAGCTTAATCTCTTTTATGTTGAACTCTTTTTGCATAGGATTACGTCCTTCAGGTAAGATCATTTGAACTCTAGCGTCTCCACCCTCTTCTGATTCACAGAATCTAGTTAATACTTGCATCAGTTTTTTAGTGTTGTACCAATGATTACTCATGTTAAAGGTGGCCCCGCAAACCATAATACTAAACTATATCTTGTACCTACTCTTACAGGTCGTACCCTGTGTGGTAAATAACTTGGAAAAAAAATCATGTCTCCTTGTTTTGGTTTAATTTCTTGTTTTTTAAGTTCTAAAGGGTCTACATCTAAGTAAGCTGTGTCAAACTCTCCGCCTGAAAAATTATCGTTCAATAATACTGAACAAGAAAGTTTACGTGTAGTATCTATAAGATTAGCAGCATTTGTTTCTCTTAGGTTTTTAGGAGAATCAAAACCAAATCTCCTATTTGCTATTTGATCAGAGTATCCATCTACATGCCAGTCGTATTTACCCTCACCTTCATATTTAGTAAACTGTAACTGTTCTTGAGTAGTAATATCCATATTCCAGCCAGCCATATGATTTGCTACTTTCATCATCTCCCAACATCTTCTGTATGTAGCTTCATCATTTACCCAACAAATTTCAGATTTCCTAGGAGAGTTTTCTTCTTCAGAAGAGACAATTTTGTCCCCTTCCTGGTGTTTAGCTGAATGTGTTTTATCTTTGTAAAGTTCTATTAATTGTTCACAATGCTCTTTAACAAACGCATTGTGAATAACAAACGCTGGTGATTTATTGTACTCTTGGTTTCTAAACGAAGTGTGCATTATCTTTTCTTTCCTTGTCCTCTATATCTTTTATGGTTACGTCGTTTGTGTTTATTTTTAGGTCGGGACCTAACACTATTACCAATAGACGTTCTTTTTTTGGGTCCTGGAGTATGCTCTGAATATAGTTTACTCTTTTTCATCTAAAACTTGATAGTCTCCTTCTACTAAAACTTTATTTTCTTCATATATTTTTTTCATTTTATTTTCTAATTCTTCAAGAGACATGTCTTCTAACTTACCTGTACGTATAATTTTTTGTTCTATGTACAACCCTGCCGCTTTACCTCTTGCAACTTCTGCATTTGCCGCTGCACTAAACGCACCTTTTTCTAAAGCAGCTTGTCTAATTTTAGCTAGTTCTGTTATGTGTTTTTCAAATGTTACAGAATATTTCTTTTGGTTCTCTTGTCTTAGTTCTCCAATATATTTAGCAACTAAAGGATAGTTATTTGGATTCATTAATTGTGATGATTTGACTTGCGCACTTCCTTCAGCATATCCTGCCTCTATTGCGCATTCTGTTTGTGTCTTACGGCCTTCATTAGCAACCATTAATTGACAAAACTTTATTTGTTGTTCTGTGAGTTTTTTAGGTATACCCATAAGGTATGTTATACTATGTATAACGTAAGATAGTCAAGCTATGTTTTGCCATTGTGTTTGTAAAGGGTCAGACCAAACTGGGACTAGTTTCTGTCCTCTAAAAAATACATCAGAAACGTTAAAATTTATGTCTTCGTACCAAACCATGTCTGCACCAGCTGCTACAAGACGTTCTCTTTCTGGTACCCATATCTCATCATACACTTTAGTCATTCCTAGTTTAGAATGATTATAATCTACAGGATCAAACTTAAAATCTATGTTTGGTAGTTTGCCGTGATGGTGTTTGTTTACGGCGGACATGTATGCGCTGTACAGCCAGGCGTCTTTGTCTCTACGATCTAAAACAATATATTTATCAGCGCCTTCTAATCTTTGATAGGTGTACAAATATTGATATTTAAAAATAATATTATCTTGTTGTGGTAATACAGGAGTAATCACTTCATACTCCATGTCGTAGTCTGGTAATAACTGGTGTAAGTAACACAACATCCAAGTGCTGCCGCACCTACCTGGATTAACTATGCAAATTTTCATATAACTCGTTTCCGATGCAAATAGCATCTAGTTTTATTTTTTTAGCGTCCTCTATTGTAGCAACAATTGGTTTACCTTTTATATTAAGTGATGTGTTTCCTACAATTGGAACATCAATAAGTTTCTCAACTTCATCTAACAATTCATAATATACTTCGTTCTCTTGTGGTACAGTTTGATGTCTACATGTACCGTCGACATGAGTAACAGCGGGTATACCAGAATATTGAACATTAGAGTTATACAACATATGCCTACTAACTGGTAAATCAAAAAACATATGCGCATAATCTTCTTTTACGCTTGCACCAAAAGGTCTCCACCATTCTCTTTGTTTTACTTTGTTGATTGTTGTTTTGCCGTTTTTGTGTGTTGGATTAAAAAGTATACTACGATTACCTAATGCTCTTGGACCAACCTCACCGTGTCCTTGATACCAACCAACTACTTTGTTTTGTGCAATAAGTTCGGCAACTCGCTTAATTAACGACCTCTGAGGCCTCTCATGTGGTGATTGATCGTCCTGTTCCCAATGATTTGGCCTCTCAATGTCATGTTTATCCAACAAAAAATTCAATGCACCTATACTGCAACCACCATCATATGCCCAAGGATAAATTTCAGGTTTATAACCAGCATCAATCATCGCTCTATTAAATACAACGTTTTGAGCAACGCCGCCAGAATAACCAAAAGGTTCTCTAGTGTGTATGCGTGCTTGTAAGTTTTGTTCACAAAATTTATGAACTGTAGCAATGTGATTAATATCTATGTCCAAAAGACTATCACTTAAAGATTTTACTGTTGTTCTAGGAAAAGGAGATTGTAATAAATTTTTAATCTCTTTCATGTTTGGTTTGCCGTAAGCTTGCAAACCCATTATCTTTCCAGGTAAGTCTATCAAAGAAGAAAAATCTTTCCAATGTTTTTTTATATTATCCTTTGTTAAAAAATCTTTAAACCATCCTTCTAATAAATGAGGTTTACCATAATTTTCTTCTCTCATTTTTAAATCAAATTTTCTTAAATCTTTTTCGTTATCAAAATATTTAGACCAAAGAGCTGTGTTTAAAACTGTTGGGAGAGGGAAATCTTTAATTCTTTGTATGTTGTCACCCTCTTGTACTAATCCTGTATACCAAGTCTGTTCTTTGTCAGTACCAGGACCCACAGACCAGGCATCAACAACATAATTATAATTATATTTTTTTGGTGAAGACAACAGATGAGCATAATGATGATCTAAACGATAATGTGTGTCTGTTACTTTTGAGGGGTCCTTGCCTTTAAGCCAGGTTGCTTGTGAAATAATAGGATTTTCTATTTCCCATTCTTTTAAAACTTGTGTTGCCCAGTCTACAGAAGCATGTGCGTGTTTCACACCTGTCTGTCTTTCTGCTTTTCTATATAAAAACTTTCCGTTTTTGTACGCAGCTATACTGCTATCATGTACTGTAAGACCTAATCCTACTAAATTCATATTCTACTCTATAATTTTTTTTATTTTTAATCTCCCCATGTCTTCGAAGACTACGGCCTCTACTTCCTTACAGCTCATGTATATGCCTTCTTGATCTTCTCCAATGTTGCGAGAGATAGTGCGTTTTTGTTTGAGACAATCACTAAGACCATCTGTAGGCACCATTTCTATTGTCGAACCGTTTTGTATCATAAGTATTGCGAACACAACTTTAATGGTTTCCATTTTGTTTAGCCTCTAAATCTATAATACGATCTTCATGAAATTGTATGACCATGTCATTTTTTAATATCATTGGAATCTCTGACTCCATCTGTTCTTTTAGTTTATCTACATTCTCACCCAGGTATTCCACCAACATGTAGAGCTCTTGGACTTGTGGACTGACCATGCCGCCCTTGGGGACAGAATCTATAAAAGCATTTGCAGCTTCCAGGTCTTTGTGCATTAGTCTTATGTCTGACTCTATAGTATTAAGTCGCTCAATGACGCCAAAGGCGAACCAAGCACCCACAAGAAGACTGCAAACAATAGTAAGAAGGTTACGCGCCGGCATTGAGATAGCGGTGTTTTCATCGACATCTAATCTTTTCATTTAACACTTCCATCTTCTACGTGCCTGTCTAATTCTAGAGTTAGGATCGTTTTTAGTTTTTTCTGATGATCTTTTTAACTGACCTGCTGATCGTGCGCAGTATGATTTACGCCTCTTTGCAGCTTTGCTACCTGGTTTAACTTTACCGGTGACTGCAGTTTTTAATTTGCTTCCAGGGTTTGCACGTCTATAGGCTTTTACACCTTTAGCTGTCATACCTGCACCTGATTTGGTCTTGCGATAGTTTGCGCCCTTACCAGTTGTGGTTTTCGGTATTTGCCCCCTAGTTGTAGACATTACGCTTTCTTGCTAGTCTTCTGACTTTGTTTTATAGCTTTAGCAGTTGGTGCACCTTTAGCGCCTTTTTTACGCATTTTTTCACCGCGTTTTTTCTTTTGTGCGATGTTGTACCATAAACCTTTTTTAGCAGTCCTGCCGTCTTTTGTTACGTGTGTGTTTTTAGCCATTACTTAACCTTTCCGCCTCGCTTCATGCGTTTCTTCATCATGCCGCCGCCCATAGCTTTAACTCTTTTTTTCTTTTTCTTCATCATAGCAAAATCTTTTCCGTCAATTTTACCATCTTTGTTTTTATCTAGTTTTGACTGTTTACCTTTAAGTCTTTTTTTCATACCGGCCATGTCTATATCTCCTATAAGATTGTCGTTTTAAAACTGTGCCCTCGTAGTAGTCACGGGGCCACGCAGAATAATATCCTTTTTTGTGTAAAATGTCACTAGACTTTTCTAGCTTATCAAAATTTTGTATTAGCACCATTATGAACTCATTGTCTGGTTCCCAATCACCTGTATCTAAAAACTCTACAGGATCGTCTTCCTCATCATCGTATGGATGTGATGCCATTAGGTATATGTCCTGGGGCACAAACACTACATTGTAAGCATGTATTACAGCACTAAGCTCTTCGGTGTCTATTTTTATGTCGTCACACCCTACAATAACTATATCTGTAGCAGAATCCTTAATGAGTTCTGTGCCTTCTACGATACTGTCTATTAGTTTAGTGTGGTCTGTTACTTCCAGGATCTTTAATGCTTTGGTTTCTCTAGCTTTCTTTGCATACGGGCATACAGGAACGTTGCCCAGGGCTTCACTTGGCTGTTCTATATAGTTTTTAGACCAATCAAGTATGTCTTCAGCTATCGTTCTCATTTAAATGATTTTTTAACATGTCTAACAACCAGGGATTATCTCTGTACACACCCATCATAGCATTAGATATTGTATTTACAGTCAATTCTTCTGCATCCTCTTCCTTAAGTGGTCCGTTTGCTTGGTTAAGAGAGAACACATAAACTACTGCATGTAGTATTTCATGCCATGTAGTATTGCAGCGTTCTTGTCCACATAGTTTGTCTTGAATATAAATAACACCCTCTCTGGCCCGGTACTCACCATAGCTCTCTGTCATGTCATCTAATATAAAACTAGGATTTACATATTTAATCTTAAGGGTTCTATAACCAACTTTAACTTCAGTAGGTCTGCCATTAGCTGGTACTTCGTGTGCTTCTGTTAGTATCTGTTTCTTCTTTATCATATTTTTTCTCCTGTATAGTAAGATTTAGACCCCCCATTGTCAAAAAATTTGCAACAATTTGCGCGCGTAACCAAGTGTAAGGTGGTAGAGACGGTAGACTTGGTAGAGTAGGCGGTAGCTTGTTTCTTTAATAATATCATATACTTACCGTAAAATCTACCGTTACCACGTCGTTTTGAACTTTTTTACAAAAAAAATTAACACTAGGGGGTCAAATCTCCACTATACGTAAAAGCAGTATTACACAAAATAAGCACTATTGGGACCGTATACATGACAAGAATGGCCTTATCTATGTGCATTTGCTCCCAATTTGATTCAAATAAGAACTCATATAGCTTTCTTTTTAAATATTCTATCACGTGTTATCTAGGTCTTTCAGGTATCTTGACTCACAAAACAGTTCCCAACTTTTTAGATCGTCACCATGTTTAATTATATGAGGTGTCAATAGTTCCATTTTGTTTAAATGTATAAAATTATGACACTGCCAGGTATCCTCAAAAGACTTCCCTGTGTACTCTCTCATCACCGCTTCATTTGTTCCTGCTACTAGCAGGTATATTGTTATTACAAAATACATAACTAACCCCTGTTTTCATAAAATAAGTCAACTCTTCTTAACCATTCATACTTCGCTTCGCGTAGTTCGTCACCTGAAATCGTAAATTCTTGATAATACAGGTCAGGAGTACATACCATATTGACACATTTATCTATATTTGTGCCATAAACATTGTCATGAGCCATCGCATAGCCTGCCATTTGCAGCTCATAGTCCCTGATCCATTCCTTCTGCTTCGGTTTATTACTTTGTTTGAAGTCTATAATAGCTAAATCACCATCTAATCTTGCAATTAGATCACAAGAACCAGCGTACAAACCAGGATAGTACAGCGTTGCTTCATTACCATATATTTCATCTATTCTATTATCAATCCCGCGATCCACGATTTTTTCTGCCATTTTCTTGGCAACCAATCCAAGGTCTGTCAGGTCCATGTAGCCCTCGCCGAGACAATATTTCTCTAGATAGAGGTGCATTGCCGTGCCGCGCGCTGCGCTAGTCTTTGTTATTTCAGCCGCTTTAGCATGTCCGACACGATCTCGCCACCTTTGTAAGCCAGCCGCTTTATCTGAGTCTTGAGTCGCCGATAAAATGCTAGTAACCGATGGGAGAGGCTGTCCTTGAAGAACATCTGTAATAGTATAATGTCTGCTACCCTTATGAATGGCGCGAGTAGAAGTCGGATAATTATATTTTTGTACATTTATTAAATCCATTATGGCATCTTTCTAAAAATTTTCGACCATTTTTCTCTATTGTACTCAGAAAGCCTTATCTCATCAATGCGTTTAAATAACTCATCCCATGAAATATCTTCACCCTCTAAATTTATTTTCATAGTCATAGGTCCTTTGCCTGGATACAGCTTATCCAGGTAACCTGAGCAGCGCCACATACGACGTGTGTCGCCGTCTTCTACCGAAGTTGGTCTGGCATGTAGTGTAATTGCCTGGTCCATGTAAACAACCTCACCATCTTTCCAGTTGTGTGTGTAGACGTATTCCGGTTTATCCATCAACGACCAAATATGTTTTGCGTATTTGTTTGACTCTTCCTTAGACATGTCCAAGAAATGACTAAACAAAGTTCCAGGAAAATGTATACCAGGAACACCGCTTGCTGTTTCTGCGCGCAGTGGTGAAGTTAGTCCATCTAAAGGACAACCATTATATTTCATAATAGCGTGTTGTTCTTCAATAAGGTCTCCTGCAAAATGATTGATTTTAGTCATGTCCCATTTATGCACTGACTTAAGTTCATCGACTTGCGACTTGTCTTCAGCGTTTAGTTTGTCATAACACTCTCTTGTTGACATAAACGTTGTTTGTGATCCTTCGCTACCTTCTACACTTGCTAAACCTACAACACGTTCTGCTGATTCAAAACTTGTCTGGTCATTATGCCAACCAAGTTTACCATTTGTAAAAATACCAAGAGCCCTACCTCTTCTATCTTTTTGAAAAGTTACTGATTGCATGCGTCCGCGATGACGTGGGTTTATTAATTTACCAATACGTGCAGTTGTGTTACGCACTGCATTCCAATGCAACCCTTTTAATTTACCAACACCAATTCCATATATAACAGGACTCATAGCAGAACTTCCCCAGGAATTTAAAATATCAAAATGTCTTTCTTCTGTTAATCTTTGCTTAACCACAACAACTTGTTTGTTGGCTACTAATCTACCTATGTCAGGTATGTGTTCGTCTTCAAATATATCAAAGTCAAACGCCTCAACTGCGTTTTGTAATTCTTGTACTTTCACGAGGACCATCCTTTCTTAATTGGAGTTTTAAAACTTTTGTCTAAATATTTGTGCCAGTCCATTATACCAATTAATTCAAGGACTTCAAACGGCTTTAAATGTTCAAAATCCTCCATAAATATTGTTTGACAGTTTTTAGGTTTCATAGCTCTGTATGTTTTCCACGTTTGCTCCATGCCTTGTGTCCACCTATCCAAAGTTTCGGGCCTCGGTCCAAATTTTTTGAAACGCTGTATCAAACGTTCGTCTCCTTCTTTAAAATGATAACAACCTGTCGTCATGGATAGATACAAACTTTTTGTCTGAGCTCTTACACCACGTCGCTCACAACTTATGTAGTCGACATCCCATTCTGGTTTTGGATTTGTAACAAGTGGATATTTTAACAACACAAAATATTTATTTAATAACTTACTCAATATTTTTCTTCTTATTTGTTTAGCTGTTGTGTCTGGTTCCATGGTTGTAAATATAACATTATGTAAACCACCACGGTTTTGTTCCTTTCCGCGTACATATTGTCTTCCAGGGCTGTTAGTTATTAACAAACCATTATCATAAACAGAGTCTATAACTTCTGGTACTAAAAACTCATTAAGTCCTATGTAGTTACACCTATTAAGATCATACTCTCTTTTATAAATAGAATCAAAAGCACCAATACTATCGTCGCCTTCGCGTGCTCTATAGTATCTATCCATACATAGATATAAATATGTTGAACCACATCTCCCGTTGTGTAGTATAATTTTACTCACTGAAATTTTTGTTTGTCTTTCTCCGCGCTTCTTCTAAAAATTTTTTAATTAAATGCAGCTCAGCTTTTAGTTTTCTGTTTTCATTTTTCAACGCACTTAATTGTAATATATAACCGTCCGAACCATATATTTGATAACAAGTCAAATGCCATACATCAACAGCTTCTTCAAACCGCATTTCTAATTCCTCTATGTAATCTTTGTCTGTCTCAACAGCTTTGTCCATTCGACAAGAGTACTTATATTTATGTCCTGTTAGTTGTAGTCCCATGTTTTTTTGCGTATCTTTTGTATTGTAATAAAACTCTTCTCCATATTGGTTGAACTTTTGTCCAATATTTTGGAGGATTATCTAATAATAATTCTTTTTTAACTTGTTGTAAATCCACATTTAAATAGTTATCCCAATCTACTTCCATAAACCACGGTGCCCGCTTACCTCGCCGCCATCCTTCAACCACAACCTTACAAAAAACTATAAGAGCTGAGTATTTAATAGCAATATACCAAGGAGTTCCCGGTGGATATTTAGAAGGAAGAAAAGTGTTTCTTATACTCATGACAAAAGATGCATACAAAATTGTAGCATATCCTTCTCGCCACTCTTTAGCTAGATTGAATGATAACACACCAACTTCACCAAGAGCGCTAGTGTCATAACCGTTTAAAAAATGTATTAAGTCATGTTCCATGGTGTTATACTTAAAGAACTTTTTTCTTTTTATATTGCCACCTCTGTTTTCGTAACCAAACGTAAAAAGATCTACCATGTTATTTTTTGATAACCACGTTTGAAACTCATGACCAAATGTACCTGGTTTGAATGTGCCAGTTTTTATTTTATCTATGACGTCAACTTCTGCCTCAAACACTTTCTTGCTTGTTTCTGTTTTACTAAATCTATTGAAATTTTTTATAATGTCTTTTTTATCTAGGCCGTAAATAAACTTAAATATTAAATCAAGTGGAGGGTTGCTGTCAGTCTGTAAATGAGTTGCGTACTCCCAAATAAATTTTAACTGTAACCAGCGTTGTTTCATTTATACATTTTAACTAGTCTACAAAGTTTCTCCGAATTATTTGTTATAGCAACCATGTCAGACGTCAGTTTTTTTGTCGAGTTTTGAGTTATGGCTGTGCCGTTTTCTAATGTGCAGTTTTGTCCAAAAAATATAAAACAATCATCACCTTCTTTTGCTGCAGTGATTGTTGTACCTGGAGCCACGTCTGCTTTTTTAAACGACCACCCCGCTTCGTACTGCATTGGACACAATAGTCTTGTGTTTCTTTCTGTAATTTCTAATATTGTTTTGTAACAATCTGGGTCAAACTGTAAAGGTGAGTATTTCCAATCACATGGTGTTTCTCCTAGTGTTGTTTTACCTTCACACCACCCTGAACCAAATTCAACATCTGTTGAGCTGTGATATTCTGCGTGTTGTTCTAAAAGAGACTTGTAATCATCAACATCTGCATCGGAAAAATTATCTCCATCTTGCCATTCATGTCTTAATCTTACTGAACCTTCTATTAAAAAATAATTTACACCTGACAATAATATATTTGGATAAGTTGAATGTGGTGTGTACAAAAAATTACCATTTATATCTTTTGCACGTTCAGTTACTGATTCTTTAACAATTCTTTGACCTGGTTTTGTTGCTCTAGATACAGATATCTGAATTTTATTCTCAAAATTTTCAACTGAAAACATAATATTAAAAATCATATTGTCTCCGCGTCTTTTGGTTCTACTGCTTGAATGCCATTTGGTTTTAACCAATTTTGAATTTGTGTTTTATCTTCTATTTTACCCTTTTCTTTTACCAACAAAGTTTCATGATCAGCATAATATGTTTCATGGTTTAACCCTAACTCTGTCATCCAGTCATTCAAGGCCACCCATTCAAAATGATGAATCTCATCATCAAAACCTTTTCTATTTTTTCTAATACTAAAAGTTTTAATAGTTAGGTCTGAATTATTTGGTGTTAAAGTTAGTTCCATTAAAGGGCTCTCGCCTTCTTCACCTGTTTCATCGTCAACATAACGACACATTTCTTCCGTTTCTAATAAAGATTTTGTCCAGGTAATCATCACGTAAAACTACCTTTGTTGCATACTAAATAAAAAGTTCCACTACTAGGCATTGCGCCAAGAATTGGGCTATTAGGACCATATTCAGCAGTAATACCATTTAGTCCGGACCATGTCTCAATAGTGCTAGCATAATGAGTAGGTGATTTTACTTTCATGTCACAAAGAAGAGAAGAAGTACTATAAACTTGAAAAAATATATTAGTGAAAATGGCTGATCCCACATTAAAATCAACATTAAATGGTGGAGCAACATTACTATTATTTGATGTAAAACTTCTTACTGTTCTTCCTGTAGAACCAACAGTAACTGACGTGTCTGACCAAGAACCAAAAGCTCCTGTAAAATGCCCTTGAGTATCTACTCCACTATATGTTGTACTTAGCTTTCCTCCTGTGGCTGCACTACTAGCACTTCCTTTACCGTACACACCAACACCCTCTGAACCGTAAAAATCTCCAAAATCTATTTGACCTGAGGTTGGAATACTTAAATTTTTTGTAACGTTATAAACGTAAGTTCCGTTTCTGTAATAAGTATCAATAGCAACATTTGAGGATGGTCCCCCAAATTCTCCTCTGATATCGTTTAACGATAAAGATCCGCTACTAGGTAAAGTCATACTGTCCTCGCTTCTTTAAAATAAACTAGACCTTCGTCAAAATCAAGTACATGAGGATTCTTTAACAAATCTTCTGGTGTTACCGCGCCCATACGTGCCCAGTTGGTGTGGCCATATTTGTTTTTACACAATTTATCTACTTGCTCAGAAGTAAGATTAACAAATAAATCAAGCTCCTGGTATGGAGCTCCCGTATCTTCTGGTATCCACTCTATTTCAAATTCTTCTGTAAGCACTTTTCGTTTTCTCTTTCCATTTGTTTTATTTTATTATCACGATGTTGTTTATCACTGAACACTCGTTCAGTATGTTTCTTGATATACTCAATATCAGCGTCTGTAAAAAATTTGTTCATGTTGCGTTTCTTGCGCGCTTTGGCAAGTGTACGACTCATTCTTTCATTGCATACGGATCCGTAGACAATTCTCGCTGTCTTTTCTCCGGCTGCTTGCCCATAATAATCTCTTCCATGTTCTTGTGCAGGTAGTTTGCCATCTGACCAATAACATTGTCTTGTGATAGTGTGTCGACTAATTCTTTCAATGACTCACCGTGTTGCAGACATCTTGATATAAGTTTACCACTTGCACGTAGTTCTCTATCTAAATAAGAATCTGTTGGTTTTAGTTTAATCCAAAAAGCCATAGGCGTGAGCCCTGTTTTGTTTGCTGTATAATCTAGAATACCCACAACCCTTCTACCATCAATCGGTAGAGCGAAAGTTGCACTCATCATCCTATTCGGAATCTCTTTTCTCACCTTGTTCTCCTTATTCAAAATCATTTTTGTGTTCCTCGATAAATTGATACAAGTCGATATTAGTCTCCTTCACCTGTTCTATCTCGCGCCACATTGTGTCTATAGTGTTCTCTAATTTAACGATATATCTAGAATTTACAATAATAACTATTAAACAAATAAATATTGTTAGACCTGCCAACAAAAAATTAATGTACGCTTTTAGTTCCGTAAGTATTTTCTTCATTTTGAATTAACTCCTCTAGTTTTTGTTCCCACATTCGTTTCCATTCTGGGTCTTTAGCTCTTTCAGCTACTTTTTTTAATGAAGACACCCTCACTAAAAATATTATATATTCTTCGTCTTTAGGCATTTATGCTCCTTTCGGCCATTTCATTTGATAAGCTTTTTGTTTACCATATGCATTGCTCCAGTGATGCCATTCATCGTAAGGCTTTGGAATATAGTCCCAAGATGAGAACATTAGGCTAATTCTATAACTATGCAAGAAACCAGCGGCGCTATGGTTTGAATTAACCGCGTGGTAAATAGGTTTGTTAAAAAATATTAAATGATTTTCTTTTGGTTTAATCTCAAGTTGCCTGCTCATATCTAAAGGTTTATAGTCTAAGTCTAAAACAGGTCTTCCTGGAACATACATGTTGTGGGGTAGTAAAACAAGTTCTCCACCTTTTAAATTGGGGTCTACTTTTACAAATAGTATGTGTGTATTTAAAGGAAACTCTTTTGGTGCTTCTGGTGGGTCTTCTTTATAACCATGTTCAACACAATAGTTTTTTAAAAAAATCTCATTAGCGTCAACATGCCAGGGAGTAAGTTGATCTTTTCTTATGTTCCTCATCCAATATTCTACATGATTATCTTGACCTATGAGTTTTACTATTGCTTTTTCTATTTTGTTTCTAGGAGGAACATCTTTAGGTTTAAAGTTATAAGCTGGCCAATTTCCTACAGAGTCGCCAATATATTCTTGCAACTCTTCAAAGTCTCTTTGGCTTAAAACATTTTTTGCATATTTAATATGTTCAAAACTTTCTACCATCCGTACTCTTCCTCTGGATCCATTATATTTTCTTCGCTTTCTTATGTATTGCCTCACGACCACCCTCTATATTTATACGAGTTTGGTTTTTCGGCAGCATTACATAACCATTATGTGTTATTACTTCACCACCCATATGCATAAATTTTTCTTCGCATTGTGGACAATCTAGTTCCTTTTCTTGCACTTTTATATACCCGTTACCATCACAACGAGGACATATAGCTCTAACGCGCTCTACCATTTTTCTTTTTTACTTCTTTATCTAATAAAAACTCTATTACTTTCTGTATACTAACAGGAACCTCAAAACGGTTTTCTGCTAATGTTTTCAATTGATTATGTGTAGCCACAGAGACTGACACTGATTTAAAACTGCTTATATCTGGCATGTTTCTTTCTCCTTGTTGTGTTATTATATGGGATTATATACAGCAATTATTATATTTGACAATAGTTTATTTTAAATTATTATACAAAAATCTCTCTCACCTTCATATGTCGGGTGTTTTTTATTCCTTTAGCATCCGACATTAAGATATATCTCCCCAACAACTACCTTTCTCATAGTCAATTTTATTTGGAACGCTAAGCTCTACTGCGTTCTCCATTATTTCAATAATCTTTTCAGCCTTTTCAGGTGACTCAACAGAAAAATCTAGTTCATCATGTATCTGTATGTGAGGTATGATCCCTTCTTTCCACAAATCAACCATAGCTTTCTTTGTCATGTCTGCTGCTGATCCTTGTATTAATTTGTTTAATGCTTTGTAAGTAAAGGCTCTTTTAATTCCCGGGCCATGTTCCCTGAGAGCCTCTGCATGGGGCAATGGCTTATGTATTCCATAAGAGCGAGGCTGCCATAGATCAAAGTGACAAACCCTACCACCTATCGTTCTAATCTTACCACTGTCTTCTGCCCGTCTAGAAACTGCTTCGGATATCATCTTAACAAACGGGGCATTAGAGTGATAATTTTTTATCAACTCTTCAGCCTCGTCTATCATTAATCCTAGTTCCGACATTAATTTGTTTTTACCCATACCATACATGATACCAAGGTTAATTGTTTTAGCCTGCTTACGTTCAATACCAGCCATCTCAGCAATCATCTCATGGAAGTCTGCTTCGCCTTTGTTATATGCATCTACAATCGTTCTTGAGCCTTCTAAACCTAATATGTGTGCGTAGTGTACTAGTATTCTAGGCTCTTGTTGACTGTAGTCAAAGCAGCCCCAGTGTGTTTTCTCTTCTGGAATAAATATACCACGTATCAATGGCCCTAATGTTTTATGTCTTGCAGGTATCTGTTGAAGATTGGGATTACTGTAACTAAAACGACCGGTTACAGTACCCCCATCATCAGACCTAATCTGATTTATATCACTATGTATTCTACCTTTGTGTTCATGCTTTAATATTGTCTCAATAAAAGTTGTATTCATTTTATTTAACTCACGACAATTAACAATCATTCCTGGTAGTTCGTGTGGATGTTCTTTTAAAAAGTTTTTTGTAAATGTAGGATTACCTTCTTTAGTTCTTTCATAACTAATCTTTAATTCATCAAACGCTTTAGCTACAGAAGCTGCAGACCATATCTCTATGTCAAAACCAACTAAACCTATCATGTCTTTTCTAATTGATTTTTCAGAAGACTCTAAAGACTTTCTAAGCGCAGCAGCCTTATCTAAGTCAACTCTTACTCCTCTAAATTTCATGTCAACTAATGCAGGAAACAAATCAGTTTCCATATTAAATATTTGCCATAGATCTTGCTGTGTTAATTCATGTTTCATTGCTTGCCACAATTTTAAAGTAGACTCAGCGTCCTGTTCTGCATACTCACCAACATACATTGCTGGCATTCTCCACATCTCAGACTTAGGGTTTACACCCCAGGCCTTTGCTGCTTCTTGTAATAACTTTTCGTTTTTACCTATACCTGTATATTGTTTTGCTAGACCATCTAATGTAAAACCCCAACGATTTTCATCGACTAAACTTGCCGCTATCATTGTGTCATAGATTCTACCATTAATATTTAGACCTGCAGAGCGTATCCAAGATACATCGTACATTGCATTGTGAAATATTTTATCCGAGTCTGTTTTTAATAGTTTTTGAAACCATCTCATAACTACTTTCTTATCAAGACAACCTCTATTGTCTTCATGCGCTATAGGAAAGTATCCTTTCCAACCTTCAACAGCTACAGCTATTCCAACTATCTCTCCATCGCCCCGTACAGAACCTGATCCCATTTTTAATAGATTAGGGTCTCTTGTTTCTAAATCGATTGCAATTTCTTTGTGGCCAGTTAAATCTGGCAAAGATGTTGGTGGCACCCAATCAGTATCTGGTGCAAATAACGGAGGCTGTATTTTTCTCAACTATAATCTCTTTCGATAATCATTTCTATGTAATGTATCGCCTTCTCTAGATCTTGTTTACCGCTTCCCTTATGCGGGTGTCTCATAATATACTTTATAGCATTTCCTTCAGCAAATAACAAATTGTTTTTATTGATGAATTCCGCTGGTTGTATCTTATAATGGTTGTAATGACTACCCCCGATTTGTTTTTTTAATGATTTCATTGTACTAACCCTCCTGAAAAATACATCTTTCGTTCCGGACGTTTTTGTCTTTCAATATATTTTTCTATAATAATTTTGCAATCTTCAACTCTAATGTTACTTTTCCTATCGTTAAAATCCCAACGACAAAAAACAATATTATTTTTTGTGTAACCAACATCAGAGTCAAACCTATCAATAGACAATAGATCTGGTGGTGCTGAATGTTTTTTCTTTGCTCCTTTAACAGCAAGTTTTCTAACTATGCGAAAAGGTTTACCTGTATAATAACAATTCCAACCATATTTTTTCTTATGCTCTTCCCATAACTCAAAAAACTCTTCACGTGTTATATCGTTTTTTAATGACTGCAGTTTTCCCTTTCCCCTTTTTTTAAGGTCATTCCATTTTGAAATTAAAAAACCATTTTCAGTATTTAAATACTTAATGTTTTGTTCTCTACGGTCCTCTTTGTTTTTGTAAGGCATTAAAGTATATAGGCCCTTTCGTAGTTTCTTGGTTCTAAAATATGTAGTTCTTGTTTTGCTCTTGTAACAGCAACGTAAAACAATCTATGTAACTCATCTGGATCGACGTCATTGTTGTCTACAGCTGTTTTAGTTATGTCTGGTAAAACTAAAACATTATCTGCCTCACCACCTTTAGCTCCGTGTATTGTTGACATTGTTATACGTGGTGTCTTTGTAATCTTTTCACTATTGGCTAACATATTTCTTATGTAGTTTTCTCTGTACGTATCTAAACCTGCAAAAGCTTTGTACCAAACATCTCTAGTTTGTAATCCATGTTCCGCGACGCACTGTTCACTAGTATATCTAAAATCTGAATGAAAAGTTTTACCTTTTTTATATCCCTTTGCTACGTTGTCACCTAAATACGAATACAAATTCTTTAACTGTAATAAATTTAGTTCCTGTTCTGATTCTCTCCACGCCTCCCAGTTTTGAATAGCCATAAGTAAATCTACAGGTATAGAGTTTCTACCTTTATGTGAGAAATACCATCCTTGCAGTTCACATAAGTCTTTAATATCATCTAAAAAATAATTTGCAGACGCCAGCACTAGCCACTCGCCTTCGCTCATGTCCACTTGTGTGATGTCTGAATACCTATTCAATTTACCTGTAGTAGATTTAGGTTTGTATTCTTTATCATACCTGTTCTCTACTCTTTGTATTATGCTTTGTGATAGCTCATGTATAGGTCCACCAGGAATACGATAGGATTGATCTAGAACTGTGATATCGTCAACTTCGTCCCTGAGCGCGATGAAATGATCCACATCGGCGCCTGCCCATCTGAATATAGCCTGGTCATCATCACCTGCGATGTAAGTCTTATCAGCTCTGCTCCAGAGGGCTCGTACCATTTTCCATTGGAGAGGAGATAAATCTTGGGCCTCGTCAATGAAGAGGACAGTAAACCCTGGAGCCACATCTTCGACAATAAACCTGTGTAACATATCTCCATAGTCTATAAGACCTTTTTCTTTTTTATACCTAGTTAATTCTCTATCTAAAAGATACAGCGTATCTCTTTCTATATCAAGGTAATGTGTGTTCTCGTCATACACATCCATTAAATCTCTGTCAGTTGCTCTAGCTTTTTCTATAAGTTGTAGATACTCATTATCAGATGTAAACGTGCCGTCTTCTTCACTGTTGTATACCTTCTTTATTGTAATAGGTATGCCACACTTACTGCCAAAATCTTTATAGTCAGCTGACTGCATGACTCTAGACTTACTGAGACCTAGCGCACCAAACGCCAGTGAATGTAATGTTCTAAAATATGGAAAGTCTTTTTCATCTAGACCAAACTTTTCTACTGCTCTTTGTTTTGCTTCGTTAGCTGCTTTCTTTGTAAAAGAAAAATAACCAATTCTTTTAGTATCAACACCAGACTTGATAAACTCATCTACTAAATCTAATAGTGTAGTTGTTTTACCTGTACCTGGTGGTCCTAAAATAATTGTTTTCATTTATCTACGTTCCCATGATAGACAATTACAACCGCTGTACAGTTAGGACATGATAAGTTTGTCATGATCATATGTTGCTCTTCATCGTTGTCTTCCCACTCAGTGTCGTGGTCACCACCCCATATTAATTCGTGATTGCAGCTCCAACACTTCATTAGAAAGGTGTCTCCGTATATTTCTCTTGAGTTACATCTACGTCATACTTTGTCATAGCTTTTATCTTAACAACCCTAGGAGTTTGATTCTTTAGTTTCATTCTTATTTCATCTACAAAAGAATCTAATTGTTTAATTAAATTACCTGTCTTAATCTTATCAACTTCCCAGTTGTTTCTTTTTGCAAAACTAAAGAAGTCATCCATTCTAAAATGTGTAAACCCTTCTTCATCGGTCCACGCTGATTTATTCAGTATGTCTTCTTTCTTTCTCGCTTGTGATCTGTGAATTGTAAAGTCATACAATAAGTTTTCTAACTGCTCGTTATGCTTCAATGATTCTAGTGGTTCTATTTCTTCCAAACTATTCATCAATGCTTTTAAATATATCTCTCTCCAATCTTTTGCCTTAGGTATCGGAGATACAATGTTTGCTTGATCTAATACTGCTATTGCAAACAAATTAGGATTGTGCAACTGCTCTGTCTTAAGTTCTATTCTTTTACCTGCCACATTTAAAAACCATTGTGGTGGATTAGAGTTTATCTTTGTTAGTGTATCCATCTCTGGCATTTGCTCTTCTTCAAAACCTACACCAAACTTTTTAGTTCTACATTTTGCAGGATTACATACTCCACATATCGGTTGGTCTTTACACCTGTACTTGTCATAGCCACGTTTACCAACAGAAGCCATCAATGCTTTTACTTCCTGGAAACCTAATGGAGGATTCATCCATTTAGAATTATCCTCTAAAACTTTATCTTCCCAGTTATCCGGGTTAGCTTGTTTATGATATACAGCTACGTTAAACAATGCATTATTACGCGATCCTTCACCAAAACCTTCATCAGCTAATGTGTTTAAACAAGGTGGACCATCCTTAAAAGCTTCGTTAGTTTCTAACTTCTGCTTTACAACTATTGACTGTACTTCTTCTTTAGTTTGTGACCACTCGTCGTATATAGAATAGAACTCTTCTAAAGTAGCTGCTTCACCACCTGCTTTAAAAGTATATCTAAGTCCTTCTATGTCTCCATGATATGGTAAGTTTAAAAAGTTTCCTGTATCTCCACGCTCCACGAGTATCTCTGTCTGTTTAGGAAATATCTCACTACCTCCAAAACCTAACGCATCAGACATAGCTTTTAGTTTTGATTGCATCAACGATGCAGATATAAATTCTTTTGTAAATAGAAACAAATGTGCGCCACCAGACTTAGACCTAAATGTGACTAAAGGAAAACCTAATCCTTTTATATTTCTCATGATAGCCATGTGGTCGAGATTGTATTGATCAACATCAATACAACCCCAACGACATTCATTGTTTTCGTTAATAGGTATTACACCTAGAGCAGGATCTTTCCCGTCTATGTGATCTTGCCAAAAATGATCTGGTATTGGTTCTCTTTTAATAAATGCTTTACCAACAGCTTTACCTTTGTCTGTTGTTTCACCTGATAATATTAATTGTCCGTAGGCACTATTATTGCCTTCAAATATATCCTTAAATTTTTGCATACTCTTTATTGTACTCTCTTTGATACTCTCTTACTTTGTCTCTATTTTTTTCTCTATACTCACGATAGTATTCGCGAGTCTTTCTTCGCTTATATTCTTTTCCCTCCGGACTGTCTAGAATTAAATTAATTCGCTCTTTCAGCCGTTTATTTTCTTTTCTTAACGTATCCATCGTCTTCTTACGATAGTAACGCATTTGATAAAATGATTCTCTGCTTCTTTTCATAATAAAAATATGTTCCGGGCAGGGGGAGGTGCCCGGAACATCATGGTTAATTAAAACGGTACTTCGTCTTCTGACTTAGTACTGTCATTACCATGCTTTGCCTTGACGTCTCCCGTAGACACACTCTCAGCAAAACTTTTTGCGGACTCATACAAAGCTTTGTTTTGTACAGGTCCAACCTTAGTTACATTCCAACCAAACCAAGTTCCTTTATCGTTCGATTGTTCTACTGTTTTAAGGTTATACACGTGACTGTAAGCCGCCGGTGTAAACAAACCATTTTTACCTTCTAGTTTGATACTAGCCATCATAGCATTCCAACTACGACTTACTTTAAGTTGCGTTGACTTCATAGAAATCAATGCTGTCTGCATATCTTCAGTCAATACAAAGTATGACGCTGTGTTCTCAAGATAGTTCCCATTGTCTAGTCTATCTTTATAACCTGCATCACGCTTAGCTTGCTTGATGATACCACTGTTGGCCGCATGGATTGCAACAGGAGCACTTGTGCCCTGTCCTCTATCTGACCACTCAACATACTCACGTTTATAATAACATGGAATTATGTTGATCCCCTTCTCACCATCATATGTCTGCTTAGTCACGGTATTGAATATCATACCTGGCTCTGCGCCTTCTACATACTTGGCATCCCGTTTGTTTGTCTCGGGTGACAGTTGTCCTAACACACGTAAGAATGGTAATGCATAATCTTCCGCACCCATTTCTCCTATCGCTGTGTTAGCGTCTTGTTCGAACATGCTCGCTAGAGCTACGTCCGTCTTCTTTTTTTCTGCTACTTGGTTCATGGTTCTTTTCTCCTTATTCATGATTTCCGGCTAATTTTAGTTTGATCCTTCACAAAAGTGTGAAAGAAATCAGAGGGCATATCGAGGCCGGCCTCGATACGCTCCCTGTAGAGTGCTTTTAAAGTCATAGGTTCTACCTTCTGCTTCTGCGAAGGTTCATAACCTTCTCGCACTGCAAGGCCGATTAGTTCATCTGCCTTGTTATCCTCGCCCTTCCCGAACTGTACAGAAACCTCATTTTTAATAAGATCACCCAGTTCGTTTTCACGAAGCCAGTTGTAAGCTAATTCCATTGCATCTTTTTTTACTGTGCAACTGTAGGATTTTTTTACTTCAACCCCACTACCATCAGCTAATTTCAAAGACGACAACCCTTGCTCTGCTAGCAAATTAGGTATCACCTCTGAAGAAATTTTATCGGCTGCTTCTTTTTTGTTTTTTATCTTTTCTTCTAGTTCAGCTATTTCATTTTCGAACGCCTGTAACTCTAAACAATAGTCAGCCAATGTTTGAATATCTGTTCTTTCTATTAAATTTTGTTGATCATCTTCCAGATCATCTAATGTAAGTGTGCTCACTCTATTTCTCCTTTATTATATATGTCTATTCTTAGGGGATAATATCTTCTCTCTTGTCTATCCCATTTCAAGAGATTAAATTGTCCTTGCGTAATGTCACTAACAATAGCAGTAGACAATCCAATAATTGAAGGATCACCCGTACATAAAATATAATCATCGGGCTTAAAGTCCTGTAAATTTTTTCTCATCTTTCTAATAAAAGGTGCTGTGCTGTAAAGCATATTATCTGTTGATGGTAAACAAATTACTAAATATCCAAAATCAGATGCACTTAAAATATTTATTTGTGGTGCAGGATGTTGCAATACATATACAAAAGTTTCTTTAGGATTCTCTTTGTAAAAAGCTAAAAATTCTGCAAGCGAACGTGGTTTATATAGTTCAAAAATTCTGTGTTTCATTATTTATACTTTCTTTATTGACAATAAAGTAATCATATCTATATTAATGTCAAGAAAGAATAATAAATTATTTTATGATAGAACAATATAGGTATAAGACTAAGCCTTATGCTCATCAATTGACGGCTCTAAAAAAGTCTTGGGCGCAGAAAACCTACGCTTTATTTATGGAAATGGGTACAGGTAAATCCAAGGTCCTCGTTGATAATATAGCTATGCTGTATGATAATGGCGCTATTAGGGCTGCTTTAATAGTTGCTCCTAAGGGTGTGTACAAGAACTGGAATGATATAGAGTTCCCGGTTCACCTACCAGAGCATGTAGATCATACAAAAGTATTGTGGGAAGCAACCATAACTAAGAAAAAACAGGCTGAGCTAGATACATTATTTGATGGTAAAGAAGAACTTAAGATATTGATAATGAACGTAGAAGCTTTTTCTACAAAGAAAGGTCTGGACTTTGCACATTCTTTCCTTAACATATTTCTTGGAAGAGCTTTGATTGGGATCGATGAATCTACGACGATCAAGAGTCCGACAGCAAAGCGAACAAAAAACATTTTAACTCTAGGGAATCTCGCGAAGTACCGTAGAATATTGACAGGCTCTCCCGTAACTAAATCTCCACTTGACTTGTTTAGTCAGTGTAAGTTTTTAGACCCTTATCATTTGGGTTATGACTCTTACTATGCTTTTCGCTCTAGGTATGCACAAATGCTTGACAGAAATTTTGGCGGTCGTCGTGTACAGATAGTAGGTAGTTATAGAAACCTAGGAGAACTTACTGACAAACTAGATAAATTTTCTTATCGCGTATTAAAAGAAGATTGTTTAGACCTACCAGAAAAAGTATTTACAAAACGTATTGTAGAATTAAGTGACGAACAGAAAAAAATATATGCACAGATGAAACAGATGGCTCTCGCTATGTTGGATGGTAAAGTTATGTCAACTGTCAACGTCATGACTCAGCTTATGCGCTTGCATCAAGTGACTTGTGGTACGTTTAAAGCTGACGATGGTACTATCAAACACCTGTCAAATAACAGACTCACAGCTTTAATGGATTGTCTAGAAGAAACTGACGGCAAGGTCATAATTTGGGCAACTTACCGTGAGGACATTAAAAAAATAGTCGATTCTTTAAAAAAAGCTTACGGAGAAGCCTCTACAGTCGAATATCACGGTGGGGTGGATGCTACCCTTCGCCAGGACCACATTGCTCAGTTTCAGCAAGAAAAGGGCCCTACACGCTATTTCGTCGGAAACCCCCAAACTGGAGGGTATGGAATTACTCTTACAGCAGCAAACACAGTTATTTACTTTTCTAACTCATATGATCTAGAAAAAAGACTACAGTCAGAAGACAGAGCACACCGTATCGGCCAGACTGGCAGTGTTACTTACGTGGATTTAATAGCAGAAAAGACTATAGATGAGAAAATAGTTAAATCACTTAGGGATAAAATAGACATTGCAAATGAAATTATGGGCGAAGATCTTAAAGACTGGATCTAAAACAGAATTGGAACGTACGAAGTTTTTCCTTCTACTTTTTCTGCCTTCAGTGTTTGTTTTCTTGATCTTGACATGGATGCTGAGCAATGAACCCATCCTGAATTTGGATCAACACCATCATAGAACTCTAGTATCAACTGATCAAAGTCACAATTTTTACTAATCCACGACGCAAGTTCCTTGTTGTCAACTCCAGGTATCTCAAAGTCTGCTGCCTCACCCTTGGCATGTTGTGACTTAGACGAAGACCCGATAGCCTCGCACAACTCTGGGCTTCTGTAGCCTGAGGATATCATGACTGGTTTACCAAAATGCTCACGCACTGGTTGTAAGACAGTCTTCGCTAGGTGAATAAGATTTTCAATCTCCGCGGTACCCGGTTCATTCTTAATATTCTTACGTACCGCTGTTTGAGATTTAACTAGCTCTGCTAGTGAAAAGTTTTCTGATAAATTCATTACAGACCCCTGAATGGAGACTGCATTCCTTTTGAAGCTAGACTGCCATAATTAGATGAAGGTGCAACTAGATCTCCTGGAGACGTAGTTGGTTTTGTTTCTCCAGGCGCAGGTGGCGGAGTAATTTCATTACCACCAAATGGACTAGATGTTTCGTCAAAATATTTTTTAAATAAATCCCCTATGCCTGTTAGTAAATCAGTTTTAAATGTAGAGAAATCGAATGGGTTTTGTCCTGGCATTGTTGAAGGATTAAGAGGATTTTGAGGTGTTCCCATTTCAGAATTAGCAGGACCAAATGTTGTCATTTGTGGAGGTCTTCCGTCTTCACCTGTACCTGCTGCTTGTGTTATCATTTGTGGAGGTCTTCCATTTTCAAATACTACTTGTGTCACCATGTTTTGTGGAGGTCTTCCATGTTCGCCTAACATTTTTGTACCAGGAGGCATTCCACCACCTATACCACTACCGCCTTCAGGATCAGCCAGTGTCATCATCGGAGGCGTACCACCACCCGGCAAAAGATTGTGAAGAGGAGGCATACCAATAGAACTATTGTTCTCTCCTCCGCCCATAGCTAATGTTACTGGATTAAAATTACCTCCACCTCCACCAGGATTTAAAATACTACCGCCTTGTTCTCCAACTGCCGCTGTGTTGATGTTTCCTATACCCCCTATACTACTACCGCCTTCAGGATCAGCCATTGTCATAGCAATAGGATTTATAGTGCCAGTGCCAATACCACCAGAACCAGGACTCACTGCCATTGCAGCTTGTCTTAAAGTTCTTTGTTCATTACTACCTAAGTCAGGAATAAATCCTTGTTCACCCACAGCCAATGTTGTCATTTACAGAGCTCCTTGTACAAACATTCTCCTAACTTACCTTTAGTTTTGTTGTCAAATACAATAAACATAGGCATGTCATTAGTTTCCAAATAATAATAATCAGTCCCATCAAACATAAAATCAGAAGCTGTAAAACTTAGGTCTAAAAGTTTGTTTAATTCTATCAGCTTTTGTTTTAGGTCCCCTGGAACTTCCACACATTTACAGTCTACTTCACTGTCTTCTCTGTAGTCTATCATCGAAGTCATTATTTCGAAAGCAAATATAGTGCCTTTAATAGCATATATTCTGATGTTTTTGCCAACTATTTTGTCTTGGATTATACAGGGATAAGTGGCCTCGTTGCCTTCTGCTACATGAGCCCCTCCTGTAACAGGCTTTACTATCTGTTCTTTTCTATCTATTCCTTGTGAAAATACAGTGTGTGGTATTTTAAGACCAACTTTCTTAGCCATCTCCAGGTCGTACAGTTTAGATATAGGAGGCATCATTTTGTTTCTGTTGTGAACCTTCACCTCAGGATTAGCTAATATATAGTTATAAAGCATATACTGATTAGAATATTTTTTATGTGTCTGAGGTTCAAAAACATTATGTCTCATAAATACTGCTCCTGGTTCTATCAATTCTTTATTTACGTAGAACTTGTTTTGTTGGAGGTCCCACTCAAAAACGCTGTTTAAATCTACAAACTCGTCAAAGTGATGTTTTATGCAAACTATGTTGGGGTCGGTCAATTGACCAAAGATATAAGATTTCACTTCACCATGCCAAGTAATGTTTCAATAAAAATTAATCCAACAGCCCCCACTGTAGATAAAACAACCCAATAGATTTTGTCTATCTTGCCACCCAATTTCTCTACGTCCTTGTGCACGTGTGATACGTCTTGTTTTATATTATCTAGTTCTCGTTTCACCCCGGTTATGTGTCCTTGTATTGAAATTATATGTTCGCGTTCTGTTTCTGGTTCCATTTCCATTATACAGTTCCTTTATTTCTCTGATAGTAAAGTTTTTCAGTTGGCGACAAGTATACACTTTGAGCATCTGTAAGTCCAGTCTGAGGATTAACCGCGTTGCCCGTTCCTTGAGCTATTTGATTTGGTTGTACGACAGGTGTTCCTGTGTCAGGAATAGGAGGAACAGGTAAGTCTTGTGTATTTTTAGAATAAGGAACAAAAGGCTTTTCTTTACTCATAGGAAGAAGAGGACCTCCTTCTTTGTCTGTTATTTCAAAGTCCTCAAATTTTATACGATCCCATTTTCTTTGAGCTCTTCTTAACGCCGATGATGGTATAAAATCTGTTTTGTTAAATCTCATATCAGGGTTTGCATTTTTAATTTTTTCATACCTAGATTTTAAACCACCTTCACCCCATGATAATGCTTTAAACTCACCTCTTAAAATTTTTCTAATAGTTGAGCTAGGTATCTTTCTATCTTTTAAAGCTTCCTTAACCTGTCGTTCTGTCATTAAACCAGAGTCTATTGCAGATTTAACAGCTCTATAAAACTTGTACTGTTGTCTAAATGCTTCTTCATTCATTTCATTATACTCACGTACAAGTTGTCCTGGTCCTCGGTTTTGATAATTTTTTGTACTGTACCAACCTTCACTAACTTTTGAGTCTTTAAACGTATTTTGAAATTCACTAATTTTGTATGCAAACGATCCCGGTACATCAACAGTAACTGTTGAACCACCGAACAGTTTAAACATTTCATCTCTTACTCTTAAAGGTTGACCTGTTCCAGACACATCTCCTGCGAAAGCAGAATAAATTCTTTGAGCACTACTAACTACTCCAGGTTCATTTTTGTTTGCAATATGCATAATACCTTTGTCAAATTTTTCTAGAACAGTGTCTGAATCAGACCACACAGAACTTCCTGTTTTTGTCTTACCTGTTAAAGCTTCATACACACCCTCTGTACCAATAGATAAACCGAACAACGTGCCGTTTAATAAATCAAGCAATGGACCTGACGCATTAAAGTACTCAGATAGCACATCTGTTTCTACTCTAGCAGGGTCTAGTTTCGTCTTAGGGTCTGTTGCCCTAACAATTAAATTATTTACTGTAGAGCTAATTAAATCGTATGGGTTGTATCGAGACATATCAAATACTTTAAATGTACCTGTTTCTTTATCACGATTACTAATAGGCACTAAATCACTAAACTTCATATAATCTGGTGCAAACTCGTCTTTATAAGTTCTAATTTGCTCAGGTGTAATATCAGTCATTGCGTAACCTAATCCTCTAGCGCCCTCGTTTAACGCCCATAGTGTTGCAGCTTGCCCCATCAATGATCTATAACCCATTGCTCTAAGAGTTGCGTTATTAGATGCAATGTGTTTCATTGCTAATGCAGATGTTGCAAAACTTGTTCTAATTATTTCTGCAGGGAAAGATACAAAGTTACCAATAAAAGGTATTTTTCTAATAGCTTGAATCATAGGAGGCACTTTACTATAAGTAGGCATAAGTTCTCTTACTAACATAGCAGAATATTCTTCTACAGCCTCGTACATATTTTTTGGATTAAATTCTGTAATACCAAAATCATCTTTAACTATTTTCTTAACTTCATCAACATTTTTAAAAGCACCTTTAAGTTGTGATTTTAAATACTCATGGCCGTACCATTTCCAAACATTGTCACCACCTGAATACAGTCGTGTGGCTGTTTTCATAAGTTTAGAGTTATCAGCAATAGATGCAATTTGACCAAACGTACCAACTTTACCTGTTTTTATGTCTTGAAGAACAGCGCTTAGCTCTGACGCTACAATGTTTTCATCTATTACACCAAGTTCAGATTTTCTTGCAATATTGTTTATTAAATCTTCTTCGTTTAAAACTTTACCTGCTCCAAAAATATCATCTAACGTAATTTTAAAAGCATCTGCTACAGAAGCTGTTCCACCAATCCATCCATTATTAAGAACGAATGCAGCGGCACTACCAAAGTTACGTGTTTGTGTTGCTGGAGAGAGAACTGTCTTACCTGTTTGCACACCTGCTTTGTATGCAATCATAGATTGATAAATACTACTTTCCATAAATTTATCTAATTGTCCAAGTGACCCTCGCAGCATTCCTGTTACTTCTTTTGATCCATATAAATTTGTAATACCTGACTCTAATAAACCAAGGCCTGGGACCCTACCTACAACAACAGGGTTAACAACACCTGCTCTAATTGCTTCATCTCGTGATGCAAACAAACGTCCTTGTTGCAGCAACAATTCACCAATACGATCATAATTTTTTAAGTTTGCGGCTTGTGTTACCAAACTAGAAGTTGTCTGCATAACAGAAGAACGCAGTCCTTGTTCTTCTCCTAATAATTTTTTAATAACATTAGGCAACTCTTCTCCAGTTTGAATAACTAAATCATCTAGCTTTAAATTGTCTTTGGCTATTTTTTGTAGCTGTATAATTGGATCAAATCCTTCTGTTTTAACTGTAGCTAATAAATCATCTACTTGTTGTCTTGCAAAATTTCTAATGGCAACGTCTGTATTTTCTGTAGAACCTTTAATAGCTAATTGCACTAAAGATTCATTGTTACGAATACGGTCAACAACAAAATCAATAGCTTTTTCTTTTAAGTTATCGTTTACTTTAAATTGTGGATTTGTAAATATACCAAACGATTGTCTAATGTATGATTTTAAATTACTTGTTAAAAATTGTTTTAAACCACTTTCATCAGGTAACACGTCTTTATAGAAATTACGCACTGAGTCAAACTCTTTACTTAGTTCTTTTGCCATAGTTTGTAATTCTTTTGGTAAATCAGATAATTTTATTTGTCCTTTTATGTACGACAGCACTTGATCAAGTAGATAATCTTGTCCTGCTGGAGATGTTTTACTTGTATTGTATTTTTTTAAAAAACCGTTTGCTAAGTTGTATGCTTTAACTTCTATAGAATCTAACATTTTTTCTATTTGTCTAGATTTTGATTTAATAAAATTTTGTGTCTTTACATCTAAATATAATTGGTCAGGACTTCTTTTCCCTGCTTCTCTAAAAAACGAAAATACATTATCTATTTTTTTAAGATTAGCTTTTAGCGGGTCAGCACTGTTTACTTCAAACATTCTCCAATCTTTAAAATCAGGAAGTTGTTTTATCAATCCGGGTTTCGCGCCCATAGCTGCAACAGCAGCTCTTGTAATTATGTCTTTGCCTAAAAAGTCTGCAAATATTTTAGTACCACCTGCAACGCCTTGACTTACTTCTCTTAGTCCTGGAACTCCTACTTCTAGTTTTCCTGCTGAACTAAATGGTGCTTTTAATGTACCGCTTGCTAGATAAGATAATGGTTTAACTGCTAATTCATTTCCTAATTGTAATGTTTTACCGCCTACAAAAGCAGTAGGTTTAAGCAAACCGAACTTTGTAGCCAACCATAAAGGTGGGCCCACTAATGGAAACAAACCACCTATAATTGCGCCGTCCGCACCAAAACGTAATCTGTTTTTAAAATTAACTAAAGCTAGCTCTTTACCATTTAAACCTTCTGTGTCCTCATAATTATACCCTAAAGTATTATCAAACAACAACGGATCATCTTTAAAAGCTGCTGATACGGTGTTGTATGGCCCACCTGCAATAAAATCAGTGCCACCAAAAACTGCCGCTGATGTACCAACACGTTTTGCAACGTTTGATATTTTTGCGCCTAACAATGCTTTACCAGTTAAACTGTACGTTGGTGTTGCAAATAAATTTACACCCAAAGTAGCTTTTAAAGCTCGTCTAAACCAATTTACAGCTTTAAATACAGCGCCTCCAGGTATACCAAATTCAACTCCTATTGCTCCTATTTCTCCTAAAAATGTTTCTGGTTCTGAAAAACGCCCATCTTCTATCATTTTGTCGTAACGTTCTTTTACTTTAGCAGTTGCCTGTGTTCCAAAACCTAAGTCAACCATATTTGCAAAAAGGTCAGCGATGTTATAGCTAAGACGAAATGCTCCTGTTTCTTGTGCCCTGTTTAGTTCGTCAACAAGAGAGGTGTATGTTTGTTCGTCAGGTGTTTTACCAACTCCTGAATTGAGATAATTCCACACACCATAAATAGCGGGAAACTCTTCTTTCATAGATATATCATTTTCAGTGCCTTTACGTACCGAGTTGTATGCATCTTCAAAAAGTTCCAAAGCACTTACTTGAGGTTCCACATACTGTCGGCCAAAGTATTTAAGTAACGGACTTTCTGTAACTAACTTGTAGCCATCTTTTATTGGTTTAAACTCTAAAGGCCTGTCACTTTTGTTTATAATATCACGTGTGTCTTTTAAGATATCATCTACCGTTATATTTGTCGCACCTGCAAACCCCTCTATTGTATCTGATAAAGCTCCATCAAGATAATATGCGTATAAATCTTTTATGTCTTTTTGAACGTTTTTAAAATCTTCTTTTCTTTTTTCTTCATCATCACCAACTACTCCTGGTGTTTTAAAACCTTCTCTGTTTATAGGAGGGCCGCCTTCTGCGTTTCCAGTGTTGGTTTTTGGAGCTAAATCATCAAGCATAGTAAAACTACCATCAGCGTTTCTTGGTATCTTGTATGCATAGCCTGCTTTGTTTGCTTCTTTTACGAGATCCATACCATATTTTTCTTTAAACAACTTACGTTCGGCTTTTGTATAATACTTTGTAACCTCGCTAGGTTTCATTATTTCTGCAAGATATGGTTTAGCATTAATTGTTTTACCATTTACTTTTATGTTTCTTTTAACAATTGCATTGTGAGCATCTATATATTCGTCAAGACTAATATTTCCTTTTAACCACGATGAATTTTTTGTACCCAAAGCACCTTGCAAAGATCCAAGTGCTTTATTAAGCTCGTTGTCAATAAGTATGACAAAGTTACCATACGAGTCTAAATTATTTTTACCTGTTGTTCTAATTCCAGCAAACTCATGAATTGAATCGTTTGTTGTATTGTTTTTATAAAAACGTCTTTCTATCGTAGCTCTTTTACCATTTGCTCTTGGTAGCACATTATCGGCTTGTGTAATATAAATATTTCTTTCAGCCACACCGTAATGAGAAAACCAACTACCTTGAGATGCTTTTTCATTTATATCTTTTATAAGTCGTTTAGCTAGTTTTTTATCTTTTGGAAAATTTACAGTAAAAGGATTAACTAGATCATAGTTTGTTGGTAAAATAATATCTTCACCGTTTATGTAATCTATTATTCTATTGATTCTATTTCCAGCTTCTGAAGACGTAAGACCAGGTGTGCCTGGCACATGATCGTCAAACATCGCTGCATTTAATTCATCTAGGCTTGGAACTTTCCCGTCTTTTGTTATCATTTTGTTAAGTTTGGAGTTTCTTGTCAAAACAGCTACGTCGTTTGCCATGGGAGTGGTCATTAACTTTCCATTTAAAAAACGATTATGAAGTTTTTTTATTTTTTTAATGTCTTCTGGTTTAATATCTTTAAACACATAAGCTACGTCCGGCACGCCCTTAAGCTCATATTTTCCACCCTTTAAAGTCGTGGCATTCAGAGGAGTAGCGGGTGGAAGTTCTATTTTTTTAACATTTAAAATTTTCATGATCTCCTGTGCAATTGTATTTCTTATATCAGATGGTTGTATTATGTCACCCCTTCCCAACAGCCTAAGATCGTCTAATACTCCTGGAAGTTTTTTTTCAAATACAGCTCTTATTTCTGGCTCACTAAGACCGTTAAGCTTATTTTTTTGTTTCATATAAGTATTAAGTTTTTTTAAATTATAAACAGTAGAGTTTTTAGTTTTTAAGTCTAAACCATCAAAACCACGATCAGATGATTTTATTGCATTAAATCTAAAAACAGGAGGAAGGTTAAGTTCATCATTCATTACCTGTTTATACAAAGCTAATAATTCTTCGTCTTCCTTAGTAGCTGTTCTAAATCCTAGCCTAGGGCCTTGATTTTGTCCGCCTGATCCGCCTGATCCGCCACTACCTCTGGTTAAATGTAATCGTAAAAGATCTTCGCCTGCAACTTTACCTTTTGTTAAGTTTAGCGCCTTTCCTTCAGATAAAAGAATGTCAGCTTGTTCGAGAGTTATTTTTTTTGTTTCTACAGCCGAGTCAATAATCTTTTCCATTGGACTTAAATTTTCCCTCTCCAAAGCTCTTTGTCTGCGACTTGTATATCTTTTTTGTCTTTCAATTAACTCTTCTATAGTGTCATCAAAGTTTTTAACAACATCTGCACCGACTCCTGACGTTGGTTTAGGTAAAACTCCACGTGTGGCAGAAAAACTAGTGTCACCATATTTTATATCACTTGCTAAATCACCTCCAAATTTAGTCGCACTTTTTGCTCCTTGGATTCCTTTTTTAACACCATATTTTCCAAGAGCTCCTGCTAATCCAATTCCTCCTACAACAGCATAAGGGGCCTCTAGTAAACCAAACGCATTTCCTATTGGATTAGAGCCTACTCTAGCTATTCTTTCTTCAAAAGCTTTTTGTTGTTCTGGGTACACTGCTTGATTGGCAGAAGTTAGTACATATTGAATTCGACCATTTCGTTTGTTTCGAACTGGTCTGTTGTAATAAATTTCAGAAGTATATTTATCAACAAAAAAATCGTCAGAAGGATCTTTTGTATTCTCTCCTTCAACTTGTTGTATATCTCTAGGAGTTGTTCCACCCATCAAAAGAGCAGAACTTAAAAAATTAATAGGTTCTGAAAAATATTTACCACCTATTCTGTCAGCTTTTTCCTGATCTGTAAGATACATTTCTTTTGGAATAAACGTACCTAATCCTTTTCTATTTTGTATGTCTGCTTGACTACCAAAATAATCATCTGATTTGTATATGTCTAATGGATTAATTGCTTTCCCACTTGCGTTTGTAAAAGTAGGTGGTAAACCTTTCTCGTTTTTAGTGTCGGACATTTAAGCCACCTGTGCTGGTAATTGTAAATCCGTGTTATATTTTTGGTTAAATTGTGCAATGTCTTCTTGTGTTTCTAAGTTTGCAAAATCAAGCAATGCTGCCTCACTTGTTGCAAGTAATTTAATAACACTGTCAGTTACTTCTTGAGGAAGCCGAGCACGTAGTTCTTCAAATGTCAATCCAACAGAATCAGGTTGTGTTTGTGTTTGTTGTGCCATCATTGGATCGCCGCCTTGTTGTAATCCAACACGGCCGCCTTCTGCATTGTTTTCTCGGCTAGTTCCTGGAGGAACAAATACATTTTCAAGTCCCCATTCAACAAAAGAATCAGCTATTACTTTATTTCTTATTTCTAAATAACTCATGTTTGCAAACGCTGGATCTTTGCTTTCTTGAATTCGTGTAATAATATCATCAACCGAATTTAAAAACCTTTCGTCAGTTAGTAATTCTATTTTACCTTCGGCTACAGCTTTTGTAATTGCGCCGTATAAATTGAATTTTAAATCAGCTTCTAAATCTTTATACTCTTGAGAATCAGGATCTAAATTTTTCATTAGTGATCTAATTTTTTTAGCTTCTTGACTAACAAATTGTTTTTCAAACTGTGGCACACTAAGTTTTCTATCTAGAAGTTCCATATCTAACTCATGTTTATAATCTGCTTGGTCACGAGCTTCTCTACTGCTTCTCTCAAACGTATAGTCGTCTGTTATAGCTGCAATTTTTCTATCTTGTATTTTTTCTAAATCTTTTTTGTATTGAGATTCTCGATCAGCGTATCTTTTAGATAGGTCTCTGCCTGCAGAAGCTAGAGCCGGTGACGCTGACTGAAGAGCTCCACCTAAACCTGAACCTCCAATATTAGGAGCACCCATAATTTCAGCTCCCATTGAAGCAAGTCTTAAATAGTCTGAAGTTGTAAGACCTCTTTTGTATTCAGGTGTATCAAAATACCCCTGCTCGGATAAAAAGTCATAAAGTCTTGGATCATTTTGAATAGCAGTAGTAGGATCTATTTCTGTACCTGTTGAGGTAGGCATCATAACATTTGAGTCAGTTAAAAAGTTTCCTCCACCTCTCGCTTCCATCTCCCTTATTCTATCATTCTCTTCTTTGTCTGCTATTGCTTGTTTTGCTATTTGGTCAACAGAACCTCCTGGATAAAAACCTTGTCTAACAGTTCCACCACCTGCAAAGCCAGATACAATACCATTGTTGCGAGAAGAAACTTTACCTCCTCTTCTAAACATTGGTCTTCTTAATGATCTCATTATGTTGTCCCTTGATTATTTCCACCAAACATTCCACCAGCTCCTAATAAACCTAGGATACCTATTCCGCCACCTAGTAGTGTTTGTGCTGTAGATGGATCAGGTGTTGATTGGAATCTTGTTTGTGCTTGACTTCCTTGTGCTTGTCCTAACATTTGTCCTAAGAACCCTGCCGCTTGTTGTGGTGCGTAAGCTTTAGCCTCGATCCCCGATCTCATTGCATCTAACATAGCTTGGTTGTACAATGTTTGTTTGTCGCCCATTTGTGTCAATGCATTAATTTGATTTCCTAAACCAGCCATTTGGTAATTACCCATATCCATTTGACTAGCTGCAGCTCCACCTAAATTAGCTAGTTGGTTTTGTAATGCTGCTTGTTGTGCATTTGCTAAACTTAATTGTCCTTGTGCAGCAGTTCCATATAAAGAAACATTTTGACCAGCTTGATCCATAGCTGCTGAGCCTAAACCCATTTGTTGATTGTATGCTTGATTAGCTAGTTCATTCGCTTGTCCAAAACCTTTTTGTCTTAAGTCAGCTAACGTTGCAGCCATACCTCTTGCACCTTGTCCAAGAAGCTCTCCTTCAGCTACACCAAAACGTCCGCCACCAAAAGCATTACCTGCACTAGCTCCAAGATTAGCTCTTTGTTTTGCTAGTTCTGATTGGTAGTCAGCCATTGTTGAATCAATAACTTCTTGTTGATACGGTGACATAAATTGTTTGTATGCATTAGGTCCAGTATATCCTGATGCTGCAGCTAAATAAGGATCACTTGCACCTTGACCAGCCTTTGCTGCAAGCTGTGCTGCATCAAAAGCAGAACCAGCGTTTGCAATAGCCCCGGCGCCCGGTCCTGGCTTTGCTTGTCCTGTTACAGGATCATAAATTAAATCTTCAGCGGCACCAGTAAGATTGCCCGCTTGGTCTAAATACTGTTGATAACCACCAAGACCACCAGCTAAATTTCTCGCTGCAATTGTATAACCAGATTCAGGTGCAACAAAACCGGCTCCTGTAAAAGAAGAAGGGTCTACGTAAAAAGGGGAAGATGTAATATCTGAGTAACCTGGATTAGGTGACCCATCTGGCATAAATGGATTGGCAAAATAACTACCAAACTGTTCTCCCATTCCGGTTACATAAGGTGCTGGTAATATTTTTGTAGTTGTAGTTGCCATTATGCTACTGCCTCCATTTGATCCATTAACTCATACATTTTCTGTGCTGCTTCTCTAGGGTTTCCTGATCCACCTGTCATTTTATCAAACCCTTTCATAGCGTCAGCTGTTAGTACAAATTCATTTTTTGACAACATAGCAGGTACGTCATCAGCTTTTTCTTCAATACCTTGAGATACAAAAATACCATCACGGCCATCTAATTGCATACCTTGTGGCATGCCAGGAGCCGCTGCGATAATACCTGTATCACCGCCCATATTATATCCTACTCGACCACCGTTTGCCAACAAATGTTTGTATTTATTATATTTGTCAGTAATAAAAGGATCGGGTGATTTACTTTCACTATAATCATATCCTGTAAAACCTTTATATTTACTAAACCATTCAGTCCAAATTTTTCCTTCTTCTCGTTCATCTTTAATACGAGCTTTTTTAAGCTCCTCAGCCATTGGTTTCATTTGCGTAAATGTTGTTATACTTCCTATAGTTGCTATGGAATCCTCAAAATTACCAAAACCTGGTAATAGTTTACCACTAGCAGAATCAAAAAATTCTGAACCTTTTCCTATCAATCTGTCTCCAAATTTAAGACCTTCTGATGCAGTTCCTACAAGATCATCATACTGTGCCTGATCTATAATTCCTTTATCTAACTGTTCTCCTAATTGAGTTTCTGCGTCACCAAACTTTTCAAGTCTTTTAAATCTGTTTGTAGGTTCAGGCACTGAAGGTTTAGCATTCATAAAAGCATCCATAAAAGTGCTTCCACCTTTACTTACAGGTCCGTCATTAAAACTACCTAGGCCTGCCTTTAAACGATCGTCAAGAGTTGTACCTTCAAACCCCGATGCACGATTAGCTAGAAACGTTCCGGCTGCAGTATAAGGATCAAGCTTGCCTCCATGCATTTTCATAGAACCAAGTTGACCTATAGCCATAGAAGCAAAAGGACCTAGTGGTCCTGCAAAGGCCATAGCTGCTGGACCTAAAAAAGGAGCAATCTCCTTTGGTACTAACGCGTCACCTATTTTATCTAAAATTTTACTTAGTCCCATTTATTCTCCGGTTCCAGATCCCAATGGTATCTGAATTACTTTTACACGAATATCTTTGGCTTTGTGAACTGACCATGGTTGGCCACACTCGGAGCAGGTGCCTGTTGCCTGTTCTTCAGAATCTACCTCATTCCCGCAGTTTTTGCAATAGATTCGTTGATGTACCTCAGGCTGTAGAACAGGTACTTTTTTACCCTCTATCTGCTGATGTCCTATAATTTTAGCGTCTTGTATTTTTTTCATTATGTTATCTCCAATACTGAAACAATTATATCTAGCGCGCCCCCTGAACTTGCTGTAGCTTTAATAATGTCGCTATCCTCCAATACTAAAGTTTGATCTAGTATTTCTACTGAAGTATTAGCAGCAATAGATAAAAGATTTGTAATTTTAATATCCGCACCAACACTAGCGTCTGTATTTACTATTGTTATTGTAACCGCTCCTGCAGAGTCATTACACACACGAATAGATTTTACCAATGCTTGCACCGGTTTTTGTGGTGGAACTGTGGTAGCATTAGCAGTTGGAACTGTATAAATAGTTGTTTGACCTGTAGTTGATAAAGTTAAACTTCTATTTTTATAAATATCACTCATTTTAAAAACCAAGTCCTTGCTGTTAATTCTTCACGTAAATCTTGTTGATAGGTAAAGTTTAATTGCTGTATGATGTTTTCTAATTCACGAATAAGAATATCCTGTTGCTGTCTATCAAACTTATCTTGTGGCAACGGTAATCTTGTAACGTTAATTCTAGCCATTATCTTCTTCCATCTGGTTTAATGTCCATTCGTACAGTTCCAAATCTCCAATTATCATTAACAGCATCAGCACTAATTTTAAGATTTGCTTGTCGTCCTCTACCTCTAACAGAAAAGAACTTAGTAGTGTTTGTTATCGTTGATGTAAAATCTCTTGTGTTTGTACTTGCTGGATAATTAGCAAACCGTACTCTGACATCTGCATTACCTGTAAGATTTTTAAAATCAGGTAAAACTCTATTGCATAAAAATACTTCGTCGCCTTCTTGTATGTCAAAATCACCACTTGTTATTTCACATGGCATCGCTGCACCGTCATCATTAAATCCTGCTTCATGTGCATATAGTATGCTAGACCCAGCAGTAACACCCATGATAACTTCATTGTTGGGTAAAGTTGTTGGATTATATTTAGGTGCATAAGGTGCTCCGTAAACACCACGATCAATCCAAGCTGTTCTTGTAAACCCATCGTTAGTATACCAAACGTTTTCTAAATAATTATAGGTTACTGACTTGTTTAAAAAAGAAACACCGTTACTTGGATAAAACCAAGTCACTTCATTAAAGTCAGTATTAACTGCAGCTGCTACTTGTCCTTGCGCAACACTATCAATGTCATCAAATACAAAGTCTTGCACTGTACAATCTAGTTTTTTAATCGCACCATCAAACATATAAAATGCTGTTTGCGACATCCAAAAAGAAACACCATTAACATCAACAACTGAATTAGGTGACAATGCTCCACAGTTTGCACCAACTTGATTTAAACCAAAAATAAAAGGTGGTCCAATATTGTTTAATGAGTGCAACGCTGTGTCAGTCCATACTAGAATCGATCCCCTAGATCTAATTGCTGCTATAATTCTTGAGCCGTCTTGAATCCTAAATGTACCTGCAGTATTTTCACTTGTTGGTGCCCATGTATTAAAATCTTCTTGTGAAGAAAATCTTAAAAATAAATCATCTTGTGTTGTACTATTTCCAATAGTTACTTCTGTTCCAAATAAAAATATATGTCTGTCAGGAGAAGATACTAAACATAATCTATTTGTTTCTGGAGCTCCTGCAACAGCCGCGGCTCTCGTTCCAGTGCCTGCTGATAAATCCCAACGATACAGTTTATCATTATTACGTATAGCCAACAGGTCTTCACCAAACGTATCTAGTGACCAATAACTTGCTTCTAGTGCAACTGTTGAAGTAGAACGTGGAGTATTCCAGGTACTAGAATTCCAAGGACCCACACCCCAACCAAAACCAAATGTAGATATGGCTGTCCCTACAGTAATCAAAGCATCTAAGTTTCCTGAACCTCCTCCGCCCGATACAGAACCACTAGCGTTTGATGTGTGTTGTACTGTAAATGAATTAGTATTAACAATAGACTTAACCTCAAACTCATTGTTCATATCAAGGCCACCAACAGCTGAAAAGTTTTTAAATATTACAAAATCACCAACAATAAAACCATGCCCATTGTCTGTAACTGTAACTGTCGAAGAACCAGAAGTAGTTGTAAAAGGGTTTGTTAGAGCTATGTTAATTCTACGCAAAGGAGTTATGTCTGAAAAAATACCTTCAGAGTAAACATATAATTTTCTATCTGTTCCTAAAGCTACGTAACGTACACCTGTGTTTGACACCCATGCTTTAATTCCTCTAACTACACCTGCAATATTTTTATTAACAACTTTTTCCCAACCACCAATTTTTTCTGGCAAGCCTGTTCTAAATCTTACATTTTTAGAATCAACCCATTTACCTTCCGCACCGTAGGTAGAAGTTTGCTTGTCTATTCCTGGGGCGAACTGAGCTTTGATTAAAGTCATTATGATATCCTCTGAAATAATCCGCCACCTGGTATTGCTGCATATTTTTTTGATTCGTATGTTGCCATATTTTACTCCGTTAATAGCTGAAAACTTACTGTATCCCCTACATCTCCTAAAGCGGTTACTATGTTAGAAGGATATGCATTTGTCAGCGAAAAATTTGTCATCCCGTAAAACCCATTTTCTGTAGCTGTAAATTCACTTTTGTTAAAGGTTATACCATTAATTACAACAGCAGTCCAGCCATCAGAAGCTACACCTGTTCCTTGGGTAGAAGAACCTTCCATATTCAAACTAATTTTATTATTACTTGTTTGCCAAGTAATACTATAAAGTTGCCTTGCAGCTGTCTCATTTTTTAATGTAAAATAAACTCTATTGTGAAGTTCAAAAGAATAAGTCGAACCACTTGACATTAAGTTCCAAGGTGTTCCAGGGCTTGGTGATATACCTGCAAAATTGCCTGTGCCTTCGTCTGTATAAGCACTATCAGCATTAAAACCTTTGTATACAGGAGTTCCTCCAGAATCTACATTTCCTGTACTTGAACCACCTTGATTACTCCCCCATTTAGAGCTGTATCTACGACCATTTATAATCCAAGTTATGTGATTAGCAGGCCATATTGCAAGATTTTGAGAATCTTGGTCTAATGTAATTTTTGTTACAGTGTTGTTATTTGGACCATTAACAAGTGTATCGTACAGATAAAGCTGTGTGATATTTGCAGATACACCATTATTAACAGGTAGTAAATTTTGATAAGATATTGATCCTACATTGGCAGTAGTAGTAGACGTACTATTAATAGAACCTATCGTTGTTTTAGGTTGTGTTTGTTTAGGCATAGGACCTGGAACTGGATTAGGTTGACTTATGGAATCACCATTAACATAAACTTGATTAGAAAAACCTTTTACTGGATTGTTATCATTTCTAAAATCTGTGGTGTTACCAAATGTAACTGTACCTGATTTTAACAAATAATTTGTACCCATGTTGCCAAAAGTATAAAAAGCACCTCCCCCACCTAAAATTACTCCGGCAAGAGTTCCTGGATTACCTCCAAGTTTCATATTTGTTGAATTAATTTTTGGAAACAATGCTTGGTGAATTAACCTCCATGTTCCATTATCATTTACATAACCTTCTTTAACTTCTCGCCACGTTCCACTATCTTTGACATAAAGGTCTTTAACTTCTCGCCACGTGCCGTTGTCATTTTTATACGTAGGCATTACGAATACTTATACCAGACATCCCCGTTCGATCCACCTGAAGGATTATTAGTTGATATTGTTGCTTTATAGTTTTGTTCACTTAAAACACCAGACGAAGAGTTAATAGTTAAAAATGTAGCGTTGTCTGCTGCATTTCTAAATTGAACTGTGTCTCCCTGTACTTTTAAAGTACCTGTTTGGTTATTTAATATGCTATTAGTACCATCATGTAATATTTTTAAATCTGTGCCAGTACCAACATTTATATCTACGTTGTCCCCTAAGTTTAAATCACCGGTCAACGTTCCACCAGCTTTAGGTAATTTGCTAGTATCTAAGTTACCTATTTGAGTCTGTATATCTCCTGTAACACCATTAAGTCTTTGAAACTCTGTATTGGTAACAGACTCATCAGCTATCTGTTCTGAGTTAATTGGTATAGTTCTATATTTTGATTCTTCGTAAGTTGCCATTATGATATCCTCTGAAATAATCCGCCGGCAGAAACACCATAATTCGAACCTTGGTTTCCTGTAGTGCTATAGTAATTATAAATAGCTTGTGATATACATCTCCAAGTTCCTGATTCAGTTGCTCTAGTTTTACCACTAATATGAGCTAAGTTAGCAGCAAATCCTGGCAGTATATAACCAAGTGTGGTTGGATCATTAGAGCCTGTCGTATTTTGAGTTCTCTTATATTCAAGACCAGTGCTGGTTACATACATATTACTTGATTCATAACTAGCTGGAGCAATTTCTGTTCCAACACCTATAACAAGGCTATTTGAAGCACCACCAGATCCTTTATAATAAATAGCAAAATACTTTAAAGCTCCTACAGATGTTGCAGTGCTAGGAGCTACATTAATACCTGTTAAGTTTGATCCATCGATTGCAGGTAAAGCTCCTGTTAGTTTACTTGCTGTCAGAGTTGATATTCTTGCGTCCGCTACAGTACCAGATGAAATATTTGATCCATTCAAATTTGTAAGATGTTGACCATTACCGACTATATTTCCAGTTGCTGAAACTTCTCCGGTAACACCTATTCCACTTGCTGTTGTTTGTAATTTATTAGCGTTGTCGTAAAAAAGATTAGCTCCACCGTTAACCGCAGCGGTTACATAATTTTCTCCTGTCATACTTTGTAGTCTTAAATCATTAGCGTAGACATATCCTACAGTACCATCAGAAAACAACTTCATATCTTGCCCTGCTCCAAATATAACATTGTCAGAATCACCAAGATTTATATTACTATTAGTTGTTATGTCTCCTGTTAAAGAGCCTCCAGATAAATTTAGTTTACCGTTATCTAAAGATGTAAACTGTGTTTGAATATCTGATGTAACGCCGTCTAGATGTTGAAACTCAGTATTGTTTACTGAACCGTCAGCAATCTTACTAGCGTCAGGTACCGGAGTATTATAACGTCTCGATTCATATGTTGCCATATTACTTCTCCGTTAATTTCCAGCCGTTAGTATTTCCTGTAAAGACAATTGTAAATGCAGCACCTTCAGTTGATACTGTTCCGTTTGCAGTTGCACCAAATATTTTTTTACCATTTGGGTTTATGGTTAGTGCGTTACTATCAAAAGTATCTGCTTTATCTAGAAAAGTAACCTCGTCTCCTTCAGCAGGAGAAGCTGGTAAAGTTAAAGTTATAGTATTTGATGTAGTGTCTACGAATATTTTTTCTCCACTAAAAACATTATCAGTTGCAGCAGTTACAGTTCTCCATGTTCCTCCACCAATACTTCCGCCTCCAGCGATCGTATACCAGTCAGTTCCATTTGTTGCAATTATAGCTCTGCCTCCTGGAGCTATAACATCTGAAGTGTTTCCTGATGTTCCTAATTGAAGTTGTATGGTACCATTATCAGTACCATCGTTTATAATTGTGTAAATTCTTTCATAACCATTACCAACGTTTGCTTGTGGTTGTCTAATTACAAAAGCTGAAGTATGCCCAGAAAAACGAATTGCTGCTTGACGCATTTCATTGTTACCTTCTGTAACTGGACCATTACTGTTTGTTAGATCATAAGGAGTAGAAACACCTCCTAAACTTTTTTCATATACATTAGAGATTGCTTCCTCAAATGTTTTACTAAATGTATCGTTAGTTGTGTTACCCCAAGAGTTTGCTTGTTCTCCTGAGCCTATTAGTTCCGCTTTTAAACGGGTTGAATATGTTGATGCCATATTATGCTACCTCTTGCCAGCTACTACCGCCAGCTCCTGTTGTTGAATCTACTTCACTATAAGAGCTTCCTCCAGCTCCTGTAGTTGATACATCTGACCAAGTTGCACCTCCAGTAGTTGTATCATCAACTGCACTCCATGTAAAGACAGATAATGGATTTGCTGTTAAAGTTAAACTTTCTCCTGTAACTGCTGCTGTAGGAGAAAGAGCAATACTAACACCATTTACAGTTGTGTTTAAACTCTGTCCTGCAATGGTTGGAGCAATCTTCGGAGTGGCACTGTTTAGTGATATATTTGTGCTAACTCCAGATACAGCAACTATTGATGAACCTGTAGCTGTAGCTGTTCCAACAGCTGAGTTAACTTGTAGACCTGTAATTGCTTCATGTATTCTAACTAAGTAAGATGGTGTTCCAACAGATAAAGTAGAGCTTGTTCCTGTGACAGCAATAATATGTCCTGTTGATAAACTTACTGTTCCAACTGAAGACGTAACAGAATTACCTGCAATAGTTGGAGCAAGTAGTTCTTCTACAGATCCTAGAGTTATAGTAGAACTTGTTCCTGTTACTGCAACGTTAGCGTCAGCAACCGGTGATACTGTTCCTGCTGATAAAGTAGAACTTGTTCCTGTAACTGCAGCAACAGCGGTGCCTGTTGCAGTGGCAGTTCCTACATTTGATGTAATAGCATTTCCTGTAACGTTAACGTTTAGCTCAGGTGTAACGGCACCTAAAGTAACATTTAATGCATTGCCTGTTAGCGTAACTGTTTGTCCAGCACTTATTCCAACTGTTCCTACGTTTGATGTAATAGAATTACTTGCAATAGTTGGAGCAAGTTTTGTTGTTAGTGTTCCTGTATTTGATGTTAAAGAAAAACCATCTACAAAGTGAGTCTTTTGTATAGTATATGAATTACTAACAGTAGCAGTTAATGAGACGCCTGTTACATTGACAACCGCTCCTTCTCCTGGAGTACCTAGGGAAGAAAAAGGTGCGGTCGCAAAAGGTGCAAAACCGAATGACATTATTTATCCTTTTTCTTGTCTTCTAATTCTTTGATTGCTTCTATCAATAGAGGGACAAGTTTTTCATACCAAACACTTTTGTATTCAGAATTGAATGGTGCTTCAGTAACTACTTCAGGTAAAACTGCTTCAACTTCTTGAGCACTAACACCTACTTGACGTTTATCGTTGTCATATCCAAACGATCTGGCTAAATCATTTTCTTTAAAATAATAACCACCTATGGCTTTTACTTTATCTAAAGCAGAATCAATTGGTCCTTCAAAGTCTTTTAAACGCGAGTCACTGTAATACGCTGTGATGTTTGAGGTCGCTCGAATTTGGCCCGTTGGTCCTGCACCGGTTC